GATCATTAAAATTCACATCTCCATTGTCTTTAACATGGGTAGATTTCTTTTGTGGTTTAGCTTTTCCATCATAAGTTCCTTGCATTCCGTGCTCTTTTCCAGCACCATCAAATGCATAAGATTCTTGAGGAATTTCATCTTCTTCGCCCACGCCTTCATCAAAATCTGGAGTGTCATCGTCCATACCACCAATCAATCCTTGTAATTGATCCACAATTGATTGAAGAGTTGCCTTTGAAACAGAAATTTGTTCGTCGCCACCTTCGTCATCACCAAATTCATAGGAATTGGAATCATCGGAGAAAGCACTGTCGTCTTCACCACCCATATCATCTTCACCAAATTCTTCTTTGATAATTTTGTCAAAAAGATTGTCGAATGAAACTGATTCGCAGCCCATGCCGGGAGTGTATGTGGCTTTTCCACCTTTTTCTACTTCCTTTTTCTTAAATCTCTTTTTGAAATTGGCTTTTTTGGCTTTTTCTTCAACCACTTCTAATTCAGGTGCTTCTTCAAGAGATGCACTTTCATTGATTGTAGGTTCACCAAGATAGTGTTGGGCATAAATGTCAAGTAAATCGTTATCCATATATCTTATTTATCTTCAAAACAATTTTTTTTATGTTTTGCAAATACATTTACATGCACGAAAACGGTTTATTTGATAAATATTTTTGTGGCAACCAAACCAAATAGCAAATATCTGAACAATAATCCCAATTTACCGATGGAAATCGATATTAATTGGACAGCAGAGATGATTAATGAATTTAGAAAATGCCAAGAGGATATCATTTATTTTGCGGAGAATTACTTTTTTATTATAAATTTGGACCGTGGACAGGAGAAGATCAAATTATATGAACCACAAAAAGAAGCAATATTGAAAGTTATTGATAATCGGTTTACAATTGGTTGTGCATCTCGTCAAGTAGGAAAACGCCTCGCCTTAGACACACCTATTCCAACGCCCAACGGGTGGACAACAATGGGCGAATTAAAAGATGGTGATATAATTTTCGATTGGACCGGTAAACCAACAAAAGTTGTAAAAGCACATGAAATACGCGACGATAGAAAATGTTTCGAAATCACTTTTAGTACTGGAGAAAAAATAATTGCCGATGCAGAACACGAATGGTTTACACAACATCGTTCCGAAAGAGCAAAAGGTTTATCGGGATCAGTGAAAACATCACAACAAATATTTGATACATTATCAACAGGAAAGAAAACAATTGAACCAAATCATCGAATTCCCATCAAACATGAAGCACAATATGAAGAAAAGGAATTACCAATTGATCCGTATTTATTGGGCTGTTGGTTGGGCGATGGTGCATCAGCAGGACAACGTATTACATCGGGGGCTTCTGATGCCCATGAAATGTTTTATGAAAATTTGGCTCATATTAGTAACAAACACTTACTTCCTCATTCAAACCGAAATATATTTGCCATATCAATCTTGAAAAACACCAACGGTAAGAGTTTTGTATCCAGCCTTAAAGAAAACAATTTGTTTAAAAATAAACATATTCCCAATAGTTATCTACAAAGTTCGACAACACAGCGAGAAGAATTATTGAAGGGGTTAATGGACACCGATGGTTATTGCAATACAAAAGGTGTATGTCAATATTACACCATTTATGAAAAATTTGCTGAGAATGTCAAGGAATTATTGTTTTCTCTCGGAATTCAATGCAGTGTTACGTCCAAAATACCAAAAATAAAAGGAAAAGAATATAACAGAATTTATATATTGACCTTCAAAACTAATAAACCTGTTTTCAAACTTAAAAGAAAATTGGAAAGACAGCAATTATCAACTACCGATTTTGCGGAATCGAGAAATAAATTCATTTACATCAAAGAAATGAAAGAAGTCGCATCCGTTCCAACTCGGTGTATTACTGTTGACAACGAAGATCAGATGTATTTGATAGGGAAAACCTTTATTCCCACTCATAACACTACGCTTATGACAGTTGTATGTTTATGGTACACACTGTTTTTCAAAACATTCAATGTCGCTATTCTCGCTAACAAAGAAGCCCAAGCAAAAGAAATTCTTGAACGTATCAAAAATGCATATGAAGAAATACCAGAATGGTTGAAATCCGGTGTTAAAGAATTTACAAAAGAACAAATATTATTCGCAAACAAATCAAAAATATTCGTTTCGACTACATCTATTGATGCTATTCGTGGAAAATCTGTAAATTTGTTGTTCTTGGACGAATTTGCCCACGTTCGCGATGAAATTGCTGATGACTTCTTTAAAGCAATCATGCCTACTATTTCAAGTTCGGAAACCTCTAAACTTGTTATCGTATCAACCCCCAAAGGAATAACGAATAGATTTTACACTATTTTTTCCAATGCTGAACTTAATAGTACGAAAAATAAAGAAACAGCCAATGAAGAGGAAGAAGAAAAAGAAGGCGATGGATTAGAGGATATTGTCGAATGGGCGTATTTTCGAATATATTGGTGGCAATTACCGGGTCGAGATGAAAAATGGAAACAAAAACAGCTTGTTCTTATCAACCATGATATGGAATTGTGGAAACAAGAATATGACATCGAGTTTTTAAAGTATGGTGCATCTGCTCTTAATGGTGATATTATTGCCAAATTGAAAAAAATGTGTTGCCCGCCCAAATATGAATTGTTCGAAGGTGATTATAAAATATGGTTTGAACCAATCGAAGGACATATTTATGTATTTGGTATTGATACTGCCCAAGGTGTTGCCCAAGATTATTCTGTCTGTCATATATTAGATATGACTGATTTGAAAGACATAAAAGTTGTGGCAAGATATGCAAGTAACAGATTATCACCAACAGTATTTGCAGAGAGAATTTTTAATGTTATTCCTGCATGGGGAAGACCTTTCTTATGTGTTGAATCTAATAAAGAAGGTATGGAATTCTTAAATGCCATAATGGAAGTCCACAAATACGACAATATTATTTATTATAATATGGAGAATGACAAACGGGGTTATTATCAAAAACCGGGTATATTCTGTCATCAAAATTCCAAATACACTGGTATTACGAACATGAAACATTGGGTAGAAACGATGGAAGCGGTTTCTGTGTATGATATTGAAACTGTCAAAGAATTTGAAACATTTATTCGAAAAGAAAATAAAACATGGGCAGCACAAAAAGGATGTCGGGATGATAAAGTCATGGCACTTGTTTGGGCACTTATTATACTTGAACCAAAGATAGCAAGTAGATATTTCGATGTTATTGACTATGATGATTTTGGTATGCCCGAAAGAATTCGTGATCCAAATTATGCACAAGCATTGGAAGCATTTCAACGTAGTAATAGAGGAAGAAATATTATGGAAAGTGCCTATTCTGATCCTGCTGCTGTGTTATTTGACATACAAATGACTCCAAATTTACGTTTTGGAGAAGTTGATGTAGAAGTCGAAGGATTGATGGCTGGAGGCTGGAGAATATTATAAATACAATAAATGGCTAATGAAATTCCAATTCCTCCTGATTTATCTTGTCCTGTTCCTGCAACAGATTCATCTGGTTATTATGATGGTAATCAATCACATACCAATATCGCTCGCAAAGATAAATTTCGTTTGGTAATGAATATTCCCAAAGCATTAAGACCATTATTACAAAAAGAAAATAGATCATGTCATGGCGGCAATTTAGATAAATTAACTATCAATATTTGGGGTAATGTATTACCAGAAATAAATGTGCCAAAAATAGATAAACCAATGGGTTCGCAAACTCTCAAATTTACTTCATATTCCCGCGCATCATACCCCGCTATCCTTGTCAACTTCACTATCGATAATAAATTCGACAACTATTTTATCCTTTACAAATGGTTGGATTATATGTCTGATGAAGAAGAAGGTTCGTTCGATGCAAAGGGATTCGGCGGAAATGGCAAACTCCCTTGTTATGCAGAAACATTTACACTTCAAATATTAGATGAATATGAAGCTATTGTTGCCGAGTTCGAATATTATGGCGCATTCCCCACAACATTAGGTAATATCAACTATAGCTATCGCGATCAAGGCGAAATCGAATGCTCTTTTAGCTTCGAATTTTCACAAATGAAAATGAAATTGAAATAATTATTTTTTATTTTTATTAATTAATTCTTTCCATGTTAATTTTTTAACAGGATTGTTTTTTTCTTCTTCTTTTTGTTTTTTCTTTTTTGGTTGTTTTTCCACAATTGGTATTTATATATTGCTGCGATGATTTTGCCTAAAATTTTATAAATAGATAATATGGCAACACCTAATTTAAATCTTCTCCATGAGAGTCCATTTGTTCAAATCAACATTCGTGATGAATCACGAAACACTGTTAATGCAATCGGGACCAATATTTTCTTAACGGGCTTTACTCCCCAAGGACCAACAGATGAACCTACTAATGTCTCATCTTTGCAAGAATTTGAAGAAATATTTGGATTACCAGAAACACCAGCAGAACGTTATGCATATAATG